GCTGGACGTGGAACTGGCGTAAGGCTGTATTAGGCTGACGGGAGCTTGACGTAGAACATGTATTCGGGCCTTGGCGCATACGACCGTCCTCTAACAGAGCGCAAGGTAACTCGCGTTCAAGACCCGAACACCGCTTGGTACGCGCAAGAGCAGCATTGGATCTTGATTGAAGATCTACTGCAGGGCACTTTTGGGATGCGGCAAAAGCATCGCCGCTACCTACCGCAGGAACCTAGGGAGCAGGATGAGTCATACGACAACCGCCTAGCTCGTAGCGTATGCCCGCCGTACTACCAGCGCCTTGAGCGGTTGCTGGCTGGTATGTTGACGCGCAAGCCGGTGCGGTTGGTTGATACCAGCGACACTATCACCGAGCAGCTATTTGATGTTGACCTCAACGGTAATGACCTCAACGTCTGGACATATGAAGCAGCCCGCAAGATGGTCCGCTATGGCCACGTTGGCACATTGGTGGATGCACCTGCTGATGGCGGTAGACCCTATTGGGTGACATATACGCCGCGCCAGATTTTAGGATGGAGAACTGAAGCAAAGGAAGGTAAGCAGGAGCTAACCATGCTGCGCCTACAAGAGGTAGCCAGCGTGCCCGATGGCTTGTACGGCGAGAAGCTAGTGCAGCAGGTGCGTGTATTAACGCCTGGTGAATATGAGATCCATCAGAAGGATGACAAGGGTGACTTCCGCGTTGTAGATGAAGGCCGCACCAGCCTTAGCTCGATCCCGTTCAGCATCGCCTACTCCAACCGCATTGGCTTCATGGAGTCACGGCCGCCGCTGGAGGATATTGCAGAGCTGAACCTAAAGACCTATCAGATCCAGTCAGACCTTGACAACCAGCTACATATCTCAGCCGTGCCGATGCTGGCCTTTTACGGCTTCCCATCAAGCGCCGAGGAGGTATCAGCAGGTCCCGGTGAAGCCATTGCATTTCCTGCTGAAGGGCGCGCTGAGTACATCGAACCCGGTGGTACCAGTTTCCAGTACCAGTTCAAGCGGCTAGAAGCATTGGCGATGCAGATCAACGAGCTGGGGCTATCAGCAGTGCTAGGCCAAAAGCTGACCGCTGAAACTGCTGAAGCCAAGCGCATCAACCGCAGCCAAGGCGACAGCACCATGATGGTGATTGCGCAGAATATGCAAGACATGATCGACAACTGCCTGCAGTTTCATGCGCAGTACCTCGGCCAAAATGAAGCCGCCGGTAGCAGCCGCGTCAACCGTGACTTTATGGGCACCAGGCTTGAACCGCAGGAGATCAACAGCCTGCTGCAGCTTTACACTGCAGGGACCATCACCCAAGAAACCTTGCTGCAGCAATTGTCTGATGGTGAGGTGCTAGGCGATGACTTCGACGTTGAGGAAGAACTAGATGCCACATCAAGTGCGGGAATGGATTTACGACCTGCTGGACCACCTGATCAGTTGGTTGATCGACGTGGCAGTGATGATCGAACCGGAGAAGCCGAGACAGCAGGAGCTTGACTATCACGTCAGCAGCCTGCCGGATGAGATCTTAGCGATCGTGCGCGTTAGCTGGTATGTAGACGGCAAACCAGATGAAATAGACGAGATGGTGCTGATGGAAGATGGCCAAAACGGTTATGACGCATTTGCCGCAGTTGTTAGCGGCGCATTACAAGGCGGCGCTAATGTCAGCATCCGATCAGGGTATGCCGCTAAGGATTTAGGCATCATCCAATGAGCACACCTGAGTCGCTATATCGCAATGCAATTGACCTTAACCGCTACAGCAACAGCGTGGCGCGGCGTGTCATTAATGCGTACAACGACATCATTATTGATGCAGTTAACCAGTTGCGTGTAATTGACGATTTAGCGGCACCGGATAAGGCGGCTAGGTTGCGTGGCATCTTGGCGCAGCTCAAGCAGTCGTTAGCAGGATGGGCAGGTGACGCAACCGAATTAACTGCAACCGAGCTGCAAGGATTGGCGGAGTTGCAATCTGAGTTTGTAACTCAAGAGTTGCGTAAGGCATTGCCGGTTGGTAGCCGTGATGCAGTACGCACCGTGGAGATCAGCCCGCAGTTTGCGCAGTCGGTGGTCACCACTGACCCGACGCAGCTCAACGTGGTGGCGCTTAGCGATGACCTGTTTGCAGCAGTGCAGGGCGCACCGCAGACATTCAGCCTTACTGCTGCCAAGGGTGCCACTATTACGCTGCCCAATGGTGAGGTCATAACCAAGGCATTTCGTGGTGTTGCCGTTGACCAAGCTGAGCGGTTTAGCCAGGTGGTACGGCAAGGTTTGCTGACGGGTGAAACTACGCCCGACATCGCCAAGCGGTTGATTGGTAGCCTGCAATTTGGCGAGGAAGCCAAGACCGTACGGCAACTGGTAGCAGCAGGCGGGCAAGCAACAGCCGTAGCCGATAATCAAATCATTACGCTAGTACGCACCAGCATCAATCAAGTTGCAAACACCGCCAGCCAGCAGGTATATGAAGCCAACCAAGACATTACTAAAAAATATCGCTATGTGGCAACACTGGATACCCGCACCAGCAGCATTTGTCGTGCATTGGATGGTCGAGAGTTTGAATACGGCAAGGGTCCGATGCCGCCGCAGCATTTCAACTGCAGGTCAACGACAGTGCCGGTGATCGATCCAGACATCCTGCCGCCATCAACCACGGCAACTAGGGCTAGCAAAGATGGCCAAGTGCCAATCAATCAAAGCTATGGCGAGTGGCTAGCCAAGCAACCACGCAGCGTGCAAGCTGATGCGCTAGGCCCCGGCAAGGTTGCATACTTTAACAGGCTGGCGGATAAGTACGGGCCACGCAATGCCATCGCAAAACTGGTGCGTGATGATGGCGCAGAGGTAACATTAGAGCAGCTTCGTAAACGATATGGGCCTGCCTAACCTCCGGCACTTCACGCCCGCTGGCATCAGCTCTGATCCTGTCGAGGCATTGGCAGGTGAAGCATGGGTGCCGGCTATCTACACCGATAAGGGCTGGGCAACAGCAGACGGCGCTAACCTGCTACTAGGTATCGAGGAATGGCGTCATGCCGCTGAAGAAGGGCAAGTCACAACAGACGATCTCGGGCAACATCAAAACCGAGATGAAGGCGGGCAAGCCGCAAAAGCAAGCAATCGCAATCGCGCTGTCAAAAGCCGGCAAGTCACGCAAGCCGAAGGGTAAGAAGTGATGCCTAAGAAGCCTGGCCTATACGCCAACATCAACGCAAAACGCGAGCGCATTGAAGCTGGCAGCAGCGAACGCATGGCGCGTAAAGGCGAAGCTGGCAGGCCATCTGCTGCTGCATTTAAGGCTGCTGCTAAAACCGCGAAGAAACCTAAGCGCAAGAAAAAGTGATCACCTATCGCGGCGAGCAGTTTGAGGGTTACAACAAACCCAAGCGGACGCCTAGCAACCCAAACAAGTCTCATGCGGTGCTCGCCAAAGACGGCGACACCATCAGGCTCATACGTTTCGGACAGCAGGGCGTATCTGGCTCACCAGCACGAACAGGAGAATCAGCAGCGGACAAGGCCAGAAGGGCATCATTTAAGGCCAGGCACGCTAGCAACATCGCCAAAGGTAAGCTAAGTGCTGCTTACTGGGCCGATAAGGTAAAGTGGTGACGCACTATATCCCTGCGGGATAAGCATGTCCGAAGAAATCCAAACTCAGGAGCCTGCGGCTACTGATGCAATGCAACGCAGCATTGAAGCACTGGAACGCAAGAACCAAGAGCTGATTGCTGAATTGCGCACCGCTAAGTCAAAGAAGTTACCAGATGGCGTTGATGTCGATGAGCTACTTGAGTTCAAGCGACGCGCTGAGCAATCTGAACTTGAATCGCAAGGTAAGTACAGCGAAGCAAGACAAGCTTTGGAGCAGCAGTACCGTGAGGCGACGGCGCAAAAGGACCAGCGCATCGCCGAACTTGAAGTCCGCGTCCGTGAGCTTGAACTCGTTACGCCAGCCGTAACAGCACTAGCTGATCTGGTGCATGACCCTGACATGGTGCTCAAGACCAAGTTGAGCAGCGACCAAATCGAGCGTGACCCTGACGGCACGGTGGTAGTAGTCGATGGCTACCAACGCACACCAGTGAGCGAATGGGCTAAAACCTTGCCAGCATGGATGCAAAAGCAACCAAGGCCACAAGGTAGCGGCGCACCATCAGGGCGCAGCAGTGGTGAGATGCCATTAGGCGTCAAGAACCCATTTGCGCAGGAGTCATTTAATCTCACCGAGCAATCACGACTGTTTCGTACAGACCGTGATATGTACGAACGATTGAAGACTGCTGCAGCACGCTAAGCTATCTGCAACCGGCTGCGCTGGTGATCGGGCTGCGCCCACACCGTAAACCCATTCTTTCGAGATGAATCATGGCGACTCTTCGCTCTGACATCATCATCCCCGAGATTTTCACGCCTTACGTCATTGAGCAAACCACCCTTCGTGATGCCTTCTTGGCTAGCGGCGTGGTTCAACCAATGGCTGAGCTGAATGCTACCGAGGGTGGTGACTATATCAATGTCCCCTTCTTCAAAGCCAACCTGTCTGGCGACTTTGAAGTGCTGACTGA